ACCAGGAACTCAATGTTATTTAATAGCTTCATGCGAAGCACAAAGCCAGCATCGTCGATCTGCTCAATGGATTCCATCACGTCGAGCATCGTCTGCAATAGCTGGCTAGTTTTATTTTGGGGAGTTTCGATTCCTTCGATGTCTATTTGATACACTATTTTAAGCCGAATTTAAGATAAATATAAGCGACTAGCATCACAGCCTCCGCAAATAGTAGCATGACCACCCAGGTAGGAACCCGATACTTGATCACTTCCTTGTCTCTGTATTCGATCCATTTTACTTGAGAGTTTCGGTAATTATTCTCGATCTCCTGGCGCATCGAATCGATATCGATCGTCGCTCTGATCTGGCCCTTGTCTGACTTGATTGTCACTGATCCATTCGGAAGAATTAACCTGGAATAAAAAGAGGAAAGGATCCCAGAAGAGTCGCAAGGATTCGAGATCGTGAGCGTATCGTGCACCGCTCTAAATCTTTCTACGATCTTCTCGCTTTTAATAGTATCGATTCTAAGCGTTTCTTTATACTCGGTTAGAGTCTTTGTCTGCTTGCAAGAAAAGAACGCGACAGAAGCCAAAAGAATAAGTAATTTTCGCATGATTATGAGAAGTAAAGGTCAGCTTCCGCTTGACGTCGTTTAGTTAATCCAGTTAAAACCTTTCCGGCTCCCTTGTTCCACTTCATGAACTCGTTACGAATTGTAACGTCTTGCGGATTTAAGTTTACCTTCTTTAATAAAGTGGATGATTGTAAATTATTGACTCCGCAATTATAAGCGAATGAAGCCAGTGCATCGAATTGATGCTGACTAATATCGTCTCGACAGAAACTATCGACAGATTTCTCGTAAGATTGAATTAAGAATTTTAAAAGCTCCTCTGCTTTTGCTTGAGTTATTGACGGATCTGTTAGTTTTACTTTCTTTCCGTCATTATAGTATGTATTCCCGTATCCAATAGTAGGGATCCCAGCCGGGCAAAGGTAGGGCTTAAGTTTTAACCCCTCAAATCGCTTTATTAGATCGAGACCTTTTTGGCTTATCTTCGTGACTTTCATCAATTATTCCTAGTTTGGTTTTCAGGTTTGAATTCTCGGATTTTAAAGAGTGGACCTCAGCAGTTAAGATGTCGATCTTATCGCTCAGCTCCTTCACTTTGTCAGACATTTCTTGGGCCATCTGGCGCCAGATCTCGATCGCTTTTGTGGTCTGCTCTAATTCGATTGTATTAAGGTCCGCTTTTTCTTTGCGCCTTCCTACTATCCAGCCGATCAATGCAGCGATGGCACCCGTTACAGATTGCCCAAGAATGTCATTAACTTCCATCAATTAATCTTTTTTCAAAACTTGTAATAATTGCGCTTTTGCTAGGATCGTGAAACCTTCAGAATCCTTAATAAAGTTTTTGATCGTTTCTTGATCAGATGAATCCAAGTCAAGAACTTCTCCCTTGTTTAAGCTTACCGCCCAATCCCAGAATTTTAAGGCATCGCCTTTGGATCCCTGGGCTAAAGCATTAGCTAATAATTTACCTGCGTTTGCACCCTCGATCGGTTGCTCATCTAAACCTAAAAGGTCAAAATTGAAATTTAATTTCATCGTTTGGTTTGTTTAATTTATTAATCTATAAATAGATAGCAAAAGTCCTAGATTTTTGCAGGATCGCTCCAAGGCAAAGCGTAAGCCACCAGGGGAGGATTTAAAAAGTTCTCTATCTGTGCATCTAAATTCGCTTCGATAGCCTCGCAATCCAAACCTTTTTCAAGCCAAGATTCGACCATTTCTTTCGTTACCTCATCGTAAGGAGTGAAGCTCGCTTCGTGTGGTGCATCGACTGCTAAAGCTCCGTAAGTGTCAGCAATAAACAAAGGACTTCCTTCGCTTATCTGAGGAGTTCCTTCGCTTATCTGAGGAGTTACACAAGCCTTCTGCGCTCTCCAATGAATTGTAGAAATTACTTTGTCCATTCCATCAAGAGATGGGATAGAGTCAAGTTGTGATATTACCCAGTTGAATGCCATGTTATTTATTTTTTAATATATCTAATTCTGCTTTTAATTCTTGAACTGCTTTAGTTAATGCTGCTACAATTGGATTAAAATTAAGTCCGATAAAATCTCCGCTTTCTTGGTAAGCACTTGGAATGATTCCATGTACCTCTTGAGCAATAAATCCAAGTTCTTTTTGTCCATTAGATTCATCTGATTCCATTCGATATAGAATAGGTTTTAATTGAAGCACCTCAGCTAATCCTATGTTAGAATCCTCAAAATCTTTCTTTTTATTAATATCTGAAGTAGCTACATAAACACCAGTGCTTCTATTAATATAAGCTCTAGAGGTCCCATCAAATCTAAAATGAAAATCTCCAGAGTTTACTGCTCTTACTGTATCAATATAACCAACATTATCATCGTTACTAAATATCGTATAATTTCCAGCACCTACTCCAGCTTCTCCTCCTATTAATTTATAGCCTCTTATGTCTCCTACTACCGCTAATTTTTGGCTAGGCGCAGTCGTTCCGATACCTACGTTGCCATTCTGCTTAATAATCATTTTATTATTTTCAGTCGCAGACGCTCCAGCAGTTCCAGATGTAAACGTATTAAAATATATATCACCAGGATTAGCATTCCCAGAACTTAATCTAATAGAAGTTCCAAATCCACTTTGGTCATAAACATAACCGCTACCATCAAATAAAATGTTGTGAGATAAAATAGCATTTCCAAAAGGAGCTAAAATAAATGCACTTCCTTGTGTAGGAACTGAGCTACTTGTAAATACTTTTAGATTTCCTCCAGCGTTTGTGCTTGCTAAAACTGATAAATTAGTAGTTGCCGTAACACTACTCGAAAACGTGGCACTTGTACCGCTTAAAGCTCCCGTAAGTGTTGCGCCAGTTGCAGAAATTGTAGTTGCAAAAGTAGAAACATTATAATCAATTATTAAAGCATCTTTAGATGTTCCACCTGCTGATGCATCATAAAAAAATCTAAATCTTTGCCCATTACTAGCTAATGGCAATCCATTATCTCCCACAGAAAAAACTAATTCGCCTTGGTCATCAGCTACTGAATTACCAAAAATTCTCCAATAATCACTTCCAGCCATTTGCTGACCTATGTAATAATTAGTGCCACCTACCGTATTATTAGCTGGTAATATTAAATAAGTTCCTACGCTTACAATTCCATTTGAATAAATAGATTGGCCAGTTATAGAACCACCTCCCGTTATTGCATTTGTAAACGTAGCGTTTCCAGTTGTACCTATTGTAAATCTCGAAGTCGAATTTGTTACATCGTAAACTGTGAAAGTTCCGTCTGTATTTGAGATAAAATAATCTGGATTATTATCTGTATCAGTTAAATATAATCTAGGATTAGTACCGCTTAAAGTTACATCTCCAGAAAAACTTGCACTTGTACCAGTAAGCCCTCCGTAGAACGTGATATTAGCACCGCCACCGCCTCCTAAATTTGCAATCTGTGTACCATTATTTGAATTTATAGAAAGTCCCCCAGAGCCAGCCGCTTTGACCTGGTTTACTATTGCAATTCCAGCCGTTATATTATTACTTCCTAAGTTTACAGCTCCAGTCGCTCCAGTGTATGGAACGTAAGTAGATGCAGCCGTAGATGGGTCGAGTTTTCCGTTAAAAGTAGACCAGTCTGTTGAAGTTAAATATCCATTCTGTGAGCTTGTCGCAGCCGGAATACTAAATACCCCAGTGCCACTATTATAAGCCAAAGGAGACGAAGCAGAAAGTGCCGCTCTCGCTCTAGTATCTGTAAACCATTTATTAGTCGGACTAGCTAGCTCCTGGATGTCATCCGTATCTAAGACCACCGCTCCGACTAATCCGTTTACTGAGGAAACCCCCGAACCGATAGCCGTTCCTAAGTCTGAAATAGTAGTCTTGTAAAGCTGACCAGTTGAAGGGTCAGCAATAGGGAATAAATCAGTGACTAGGACTGAAGGCTTACTTGTTAATTGACTTACTTTTTTATTTGCCATTAGTTAGGATAATTAAAATTTGTAGGAACCTGACAGCGATCGGATAGCATCGGGAAGGAAACAGTCACGTCTGCCTTTACGCCAGCCAAATAGTCCTCTTCCTTCTCTGTAAAAAATTCTAGGTTTACACTATCGCCGATCTCCCAGTCAAACTTAGGATATCGCATCATTGAGACGATGTCCTGCGCGATCAATAGTTGATCCGATAGAACGTCGTTCTCATTAGATTCGTCCTGGAGCTGTCGATCTAGGAAGTAAAGTGAGAAGTTAAGAGTTAATTCCTTATTAGCGATCGATGATCCAGTCAAAGAGTAGAACATCGCCGGATAAACATTATCGGCCTGGTTTAAAAACTCCCATACATCCCCGAAATAAACAGTGTTTATCTGCTCATGCGCGGAGGCTAAATCACTTATTAGCTTGATTGTTTGATTTAATGTCAGCTGTTTGATTGCCATTTTGTTGAGTCGCTAGGTAAACTTCTAATTTCTTGATATTTTTTGTACTATAAGCTTTCGGCATATCTTTTTTGTTTTAGCAAAGTCCGTTTTCGCCCTGGTATCTTTCCTCAAAACTCATAGGCTTACAGCCATATTCATCGCCTAACCAGATCGAAGCTTGGTAAGCGTCGTGATCCGGCTTAATGATATCCACTCCGGATCCATAATTAACGTATTCCTGGAATTTATCAGTAGTCGAAGATACCTGCTTCAAGTGTTTGATCAGACGCTGAGTGTAAAACTCTGCGCGCGTTCGGTATCTTGATGCGACATCAATCAGATCCTGCATGTTTGGCGTGTCTGTATTATCGCTTGTTTTGCGCACTAAGCCCTTATTATAGAACTGGTAAGACAATCCTACTGGAAGCTCAGAAAGCGTGTAATAGACCAAAGGATTCGTAATGAAATTATCTAGTAAGTCCACCTCGTCCGCTGTCAAATTATTATTTTCGATCCCATCCTGCAAGCGATCATATAAAGCCGTTCCTAAAGCAGGCAATAAGAACATGTCTTGCGCAGACAAAACCTCTGGAAGGATCAATTTGTCATCGACATTAGAATGAAGCGCGCTTCTTTCCTTGATCGTGTTTACGTTTATAAAGCAGATATTTTTCATTCCTTAATCTTTTTTAATTACCACCTGGGTTGAAAATATATGACGACAGCTTGGAGAGTGTTCTCCGTTTGGCATTGTCCACCAACCACCGCGACGATCAAATACTGAATAACCTAGGCGCAAGCTGATCGCTTCGATTTCTGCTCTGGTATAAAGTTTGTCAAGAGCCATTAATCTAGCGCAAAATTGACGACTAGGATGGTCAGGAGTATTTCTTTGACTAACTGGAATCGATGATCTCCACTCGTAAGAATAACGAACCATAAAGCTACGCGTCGATGGCTTCGTGTCAGTGATCTCAGAAAGCGGAGAAGTCAAGATTCTTTCGACGTTCCCTTTTACATTTGTGGACTTAATTAATCCGCGCTCCTCTAAGGAGTCCATGATTTTATTAATGATCGCCAGGTCCGTTTTAATCGTGCCTGAGATTATCTCTGGAGTGATTCGCTTATCCTTCTGGATCAGGTCCAAGACATTCGCCTCTAGACGCGTTAATTCTTGAGTAGCAAAGTCTAAATTCATTGACTCCTCTAAGTCATTAGGCATCTGTGAGAACGTGTCTCTGGTGCGAAATATAGAGTAATTACTTTTAGACTCTCCGAACTGATCAAAGATCGAGATGATATCATCTTCGCTGAATCGTAAATTAGTAGCAGCAGGAGCGGCGCCGTCAAGCTCTCCGCCTCCTTGCTCTTCTGTTAAGCCTACCAGGGCCCGGACTTCATTTGGAGTCATGGACTCAAGTACCTTATTTGCTACTAATGGCGATAAGCTATTGATCGCATCGATCACATCCTGAGAAGTTCCAGAAGTCTTAGCCTCTAATTTAGGCGCTCCTAGTTTTTCACGGATCTCGTCCTTTGTTAAGTTCTGCGCGATTGTAGCTTCAGAGAACTCCATGCCGATCGGCTCGACTGGGATTATTTGTAACCCATCGATAGCACCGCGTAATTTGGCAAGTAAACTGAATACTTGTTCTTGATATATTTGCTTATCATTGACGTAGGTATTTTTAAAGATCTCGTATGAATCGCGCATTTGCTGGCGTGATCCTAATTGACCAGGTGTCGAGATACCAAATAAATCTGGAGACGTGATCTGGTGTCCAGCGTACACGTTTTTCTCGATGATCTTATCGACGTTTGCGAAATCCTCCTTTGTAATATCTGAAGCTCCTAGGTCCTCGATGATCGGTTTTCTTGAAGCATCGTTCACGAATGAAAGAATAAACTTCTTGCCATCGGATCCAGAGAAACGATCTGTAAATTTACGCTCTACGATTCTCTTCTCTTCGTCTTGAGGCTCTCCATTAGGAAGCGTGATTAATTTAGAAGCGCTGAATCCAGTCTGAGCATTTCCTAAGACGTGCTTAGATACTTCGATGTCGGACTCGATATAATTCAAGGCACCGATATAACCAGGCAAAGAATAAGCCGAAAGATTCGGACGATATTCTTTTAAGTAAAGGATCTGTGTCCCTACTGGGAGCTTGTCATTAAATGCGTTATAAATTGAGCGCTTATATTTTGAATCTTGCCAGTTTTCAGAATACCAGAACTGAGTATTATCGTCATTCGTGCGAACCTTTGTGTAGTCCAAGTGATAAACTTCTGCAATCTTTCCACCGGTTTGGCTCCAGATAACTTGAAGATAAGCGCCACCGAATAATTCGACGTCTGTCGATACCTTTTTTAGGATGTCATTAAGTGATTCGAAAGGGTTTGGTTTGTCAATAAACTCCTGAGCTACCTGATCCGTCTCTTCGATCGGCTTAAAACCGTTTCCAGTGATGTAATTTACCTTACTTTTAATGATCGCGTTATGCTTAGCTGACTTGCTAAACAGATCTACCAGGTAATTCGGGTAATCATTCTTTTTTCCAAACTCAATGTATCCACCATTCTCGCCTTTTTTCTCTTGGTATTCTGGCTGTCTGGCCTCCGCAAAGGTAAGGACGTTCAAGAAATTCGTTGTATTGCTCATATATCGCGCACTATAAAGGTATTATTCGTTTGGTTGTATGTCGTGAACTCAAATTCTGTCGAGTTTTTAAGCGACATTTGCCCCTTCTCTAGCAATCCAGTAGCTAAAGTAGGATCTAAATTTGAGCTTGAAGTCTGCTCATATATAGCATAAGTATATTCTCCGCTGTCATAGTTAGCGAAATAGCTATTTGTCGCTACATTAAAAGCGTTGAATCGATCTTTAAAATTCGATACATCCGCGTTATTTAAAAGCACAAAAGCTTTCGTATCGCCAGTAGCTCTGGACGTGAAATAGAATAAGTAATTAGGCGCCGAAAGGGTTTGCTTCTCCTTTAGCGTCACTACTATTTTCGTCGTTTGTCCTTTAGTGAAATGAATCATCGATAATAAATAGCAAAGCAAAGTTATTTTATAAAACAAAAAAAAGAGGAGGCTCTCGCCCCCTCCCCGTCTAACCAAACGACTGACTTATTAAGCTGTTAATCCAGCGATGATACCAGAAGAAACTTCTGGAGCCAAAGCCTTTTCAGCAGCTGAGAAAGTTAATGTATATCCAGAGCGATCTCCTTGAGCCGTTCCAGTAGCGCCGTTACCGCCTGACATATTCAAGCCAGAAACTTTGCCTAAATACCAATACTTCCCGTTATTATCGCCTACGACAGCGACTAAAGTATTCTGAGCCAATAAAAGAATTTCGTTTCTAGTATTAGCTTGTAATTTGTTAAGAATGATTGACAATTCTTGAGCGTAGAATACAGTCCCGTTTTGCACGTTCGCGTTGATGTTCTCAGTCAAAGAAGAAGTTCCAGGAACTAATTCGTATTTTCTAAAAACCTTACCGCTTCCCTTAGTGATCGCAGTAATTACACCGCTTGCCTCAGTCGTGCTAGATACGTTACCTTTTTCAATGAAATACACTTCCGTGATTCCGCCTAATGAATCCTTGCAATCTAGGGCGTACCCTTGAGTTAATGCACAAGCCATTATTTTAAATTTAAAAGGTTAAAATTAGGGGAGTCCAATCCAATGGATCTCCCCGAACTTATTGGTAAGAATTAAGCTAAGATGAAATCTACCATCTCAGCAGGGAAAGCGATCTGAACGCCAGCCTTGAACTCAGCTACGAAGCGAACTTGATCTGCTTCTTTAGCGAAGAACAATTCGAAACGCTCTTGCTCATCTAATAAGTCAGTTCCGTAGAACATGTTAGAAACGCGACCACCGTAGATCTTAGAAAGACCATTCAAACCTTGAACAGCTACTACCTTAATAGTAGTTCCTGGCAACATCAATTCTGAATCTGCCTTGCCGTCGAAGTTGTAAGCGAATAAGTTCGCGTTCTTTAATGCGATTGTGTAAGTACGGAATACATCCATTCCAACAAAGATAGTCGCATCGTCCTTAGCTACGATCTCAGCAGGTAAAGCCTTGTAAACTGCATCGATTACAGCGATCACGTTTGAAGTAGTGATACCAGCAGAAGCAGCTAAAGGAGTACCGTAGTAAGTAGTCGTGTTAGCGTGGATAACTGAAGCAGAAGCAGCAGCAATTAACTTAGCGAAACCGTCGAACTTGTTCAAGTTTCCGTTTGCTGAAGCTGTGTCTCCTTGCCATACCGCGATCTCTAATTGAGCAGCGATCTTGTCAGCCTTACGTTGTGAGTATTCAGCAGCGAATACGATAGAATCGTAAGAAGAACCAGCAGGCAATGCCTTCTGTAAATACTTAGCTTCTAAATCTTTCGGGCAAAGTGCCTCGTTTACTTTGATCTTTCCAACAGTTAATGTACGCTGTGTGAAAGTAGTTGTGCCTGAAGCGTTGAAACCGCAAGAAGAACCATCTTGGAAGAACGCGTCTGTGTCCATGATGTTTACTGTCTCAGCAGATTTTACGCCTAACATAACGTTTCCTTGATCCTTGATCAAAGAGATTGTTTTTGCTCCTAATACTGAAGACGCTACTAATTGAGTCGCGTTTTCTTCTGTATAGTTAGCCAATGAAGATACTACAAATGCCATCTTTTTTGATTGTTAAATTGTTATTTTAAATTTTTTACTTTGTTTAAAAATCTCTCGATTTTCTCTTCTCTTTTCTCTACTTGAGAGAAAGAATTTTTTGGTGCCTGGATAGGACCAGCGCTAGGAGTTGAAGCCAAACCTAAAACTACGTCAGAAAGATCGTTGATCGCTTGAGAGAATTTACCCTCGATAGATGCGATCTTAGCTTTTAAAGCTTCGTTCTCTGATTTTAAGTTTTCGATTGTGCCATCGATCTCTGTGAACTTGTCCGACTCCATTGGAATCTCTTCCTCTGGCATTTCAATCGGCTCAGCTTCTGCTTGAGGAGTCTCAATGCCTTCTACCTTACCGCCTACGATCGTGATCATAGTACCGTCTACTAGCTCATACTCTCCATCCGCTGCCGGAGAAGTATTCCCGCTTTCATCTACTATCGAAGCTTCAGCTCCAATCTCTAAATTGCTTAAGTCAATCTTAGATCCATCTTTAAGATCGTAAGTTTCGAAAGACAATTCAGTAACCGGTGCAGATTCCTCGCTAGTCTCCACTTGTACTTCTTCGTTTTCTGAAGCTAGCATCAAGCGGATTTTTTCGATTCCTTCTTTTACTGTCATGTTT